TCAAGCAGCTACTGCTAATGATGTAAGTCTATCATCAGATAACACCTTTACTTCAGCTTTAGTTCGCTCTGGCTTACAGAAGCTCTTAGATCAAGGCGTTGATTACACCAATGGTGATACTTTCTTCTATGCTTCTCCAGCTTCTTATATGAGCTTGATGAGCTTGGGTGAGTTCTCAGATTTCCAAGAGCGTGGACCTGAATCAAGTGGAGTTGGGCCAAACATCTCTGGTAATCTTGGTATGATCTACGGAATGCCAGTTTACAATTCAGTAGATTGGGATGATGATGGTGGTTCTGGTGATGAAACAGCAACTATCTTTACAAGAGATTCCGTATTGTTCGGAATGAATATGGAGCCAAGAGTTCAGTCAGCTTATGACATTGATCATTTGGCAACATCAGTTGTTGTGGATACTCTATTTGGAGCATCACTATCTCAAGCAGCAGGCGATGCAGCTGGTCAGGTAGTAAACTTCAACAATCCTTAATCGGATTAATTAACTAAGGGGGAGGTCTTTATGGCCTCCCTCAGTTAAAAGGGAAATAATATGGCAAGTAGTTTAACAGATTTAGCAATAGCAGTAGGCTATCCTCAGTTATTGCACATAGATGGAGGAGTTACAAGCTCTTTAGCTTCGGTGTACGATGGAGATGGTACAGCCACACCATTAAAGATTTCAACCACAGCCGTTCAAATTATTGACGGCTCTTATGATTTTGATATTGCTTCCCACGATGGAACGAATGGTTTAAAACTTGGAGGCACTTTAGTTACAGCAACAGCTGCTGAGATAAATGCGTTATCTGGATCAACAATCAATACAACGCAACTTAATTATTTAGATATTACAACTTTGGGTACTGCCGAGGCGAGTAAGGTTGTAACGACTAATGCAAGTAAAGATATAACTGGGCTGAGGAATATAACTGGTACAGGAACAGCCACCTTTGCAAACTTTGTAGGTTCTGGGGATACAACCATTGGAGATGCT